GTTACTCCCAGATACTCAGTTCCAATCTTAACAATATCAGTTGGTTTGATGGTAGAAATACCAGATATTGAGAAGTATGTTGCACCAATAGAAACTGTATCAACGTTATTTGCAACAGTGTATGAAATAGGTACAAATGATATTGGTTTTTGTACAACGCCATCAAGAGAAATAACTGTCTTAGAAAGTTTCTTAGACATTTCAAGTGAGTGGTAGTTTCCAGTACCAACAGATGTGAATGTTACTGCAATACCCGCATTAGCATATTCTCTCTTAGTAGACAACTTGAACTGGTCATTGTTGACGCGAATAGCATAAACGGTATCTGGAAGAATAGTGGTGACAACACCAACATAACTTTCAGTTGCACCAATACCAACGCCAGTTGCACCAACTCCAACGAATGTAGAACCTGGTTGATAGTAAAGTTCTTCGCCAGTTCTGAAGAAGTGGTTGTTAATGGTGAATGTTCCACTAACAAGGTCTAAACCAGAAGCGTTTGATGGGTTGAATGTCTTTTGATAGATTGGAATTCCTTGATATGTAATATCAAAGTCTAACTTGTTCGCTCTTGTTCCATTGATAGCATCATATGCAGTAAGAGTTAACAACTCAGTCGTAGTTCCATATTCAAGGTTTTGTGGGAGGTTTAGGTAGTCATTATCTGTGTAAATGACTTCACTGAAACTTTGAATGAGAACATCAGTTCCAATTCCAGCGTCTGGGTAGAACTTCAAGATACTATTGGTTCCTGTTATTTCACCACCAAATGTTCCAATACCAGAAGTGCTTCCGATGGAAATGAATGGATATTGTGTGGTGTAGACATTATCAAAGTCATGTATCATCAGAACCTGATGAAGTGCGCTAGTTTCACCGTAAGAAACTCTTACAGATGATTTAACTGCGGAAGTTGTACCAGTGTTAATACCGATGATGGTTGCAGGTGTTGATGATAAAACGTAGTTGCTTTCAAAACGAGCACTCTTTTCAGAACCGCTAGGTTGTCCTGAGGCAAGGAATCTATATGTTCCAACACCAACAGCAGTTGTTCCAAAACCAACAATCTTAGATCTCAGGAGAACACTGCTGTTCTGATCATTGTAGTAGTCTAGGTGTAAGGTTCCTGAGTCAATTCTTGGTTGGAACTGACCCCTGTAACTTGTGGAAATACCTTGTAGGTCTGTGCTATCGAAGTAGAAGTCTGCTTGATAAGTATCTGTTCCATCATGGTCAAGGAGGAGTTCGATGTAACTCATCTCCTTGGTTGCATTATCAATAACCTGAACCTTGGCATAGAGACTATCAACAAACTCAGTTCCAACAGAAATAAGTGTTTCAGTTGAACCAATGCCAACACCCTGGTTTACAGATGTGAGGTTTACAAATCCGATAGACTGAGTTCCAATACCGTTGATATCAGAGTTGAATCTATTCTTGATAAACTTGATATCATAGTCAGTATCATATGGGTCATCAGGAATGAATCTTATAAACTGACCCTCACTGTCACTCTTAGAAGTAATTTGACCCAGTGTATTGGTCTTAATAGAACCTTTTTCAAGGATGTAAATGTTATCTTCATCATTCAGGATTACAATCTCACTTACTTCTTTGTCAAGTGTTTCTGGGTTGATAACCTGTATCAGATAGTTTGCATAAGTATCATCGGGAATATCCAGGTTGGTAAACAGGTCTGGATTTGATTCTCTGTTAGAGAACTTTGGACTGATGTCGTCCATTACAAGTGCTCTGTTGCTGAGGCACTTAATGTAGTCAGTTAACTTCTTGTTCTTGAACTTCAAGAACTTGGACTTCGTTCCACTTGAAGAAGTGTCAATATCAAGAACTTGTGCAAAGTTGTTGATAGCATCAACTCTCTTTTCATCACTAACATCAAGAACAATGATATCGTTAGTTGTTGATGCGTAAGAAACTTTCTTATCAAGTTGTGAAATGATTTGTGTATCTGAGAAGTTTTTCAGACCAGATGTGTGCAGAAGTCTGTTTACTGGATTTACAATGTCCTCATAAGTCTTCTTACTCTTAACTGAGTATGAGAGGTTCTGATAATAGTCATTGTCAGAGGTTACCTGATAGGACTCATTCAACTTGCCGAAGTCATTAGTCCATCCAAATTCTTGCTTGGATGCATAGTCTATCTTGAAGCGTCCCTTGTTCTTGGTAATACCGCTTACGGTAGCAAGAACAGCACTGTTTACACCTTTTACAACTTCGCCAGGAGAAAGTTCATATGTACCAGTGACCTTGATGTAACTCTTAGTTGTTTCAGAGATTCTCAGGTCTCTTTCTACAAAACCAGTTCCAGTATCCGTCAGTAGTTTTTCACCAACACTGAAGAAACTGAATGACTGCTTGGGGTTGAAGGTTGGATAGTTCTTTCTAGCAATAATAGTTGCATATCCACCTTGGTCAGTCTTTGCTAAACCTGCGTTTGTAGTAATACCAGACAGACTGAACTCAACTTGTGCTGGGTTTGTATTCTGATATGACAGTACAGTGAAGAAGTTGTATCCATAGTCTTCGGAGTTGAATCCAGTTCCATCGGGATTGTCTTTCTCAATACCCTCAATAAAGATTTCCTCACCAACTGAGAATACGCTTGTGGTGAAACCTAGGATAGGAGTTGACAATACACAAGTAACAATACCTGCTGGTGAAGACCTAATAGAACTAATGGCAACACCATTGCTGTTGTTGATAGCAACAATTCTTTGCTTGATAGAACTTAAACCATAAGGTTGGGAAAGAAGTTCTACCTTGGAGATAGAATTGGAAGTCAGACTGCAAGTAAGGGAACTATCATTGACAACACTACCAGTCTCTGGATCAACGATGATCAAGTCTGGTGCAGAACTATAATTCTTACCTCCATCTACAATTTCAACACTTTCGATGGTGTTGGAACGTTCGATGGAAATTACTGGTGCAACAGATGCTTCTGGACTTAGAGTCTTATCAGAAGAGTATTCAAAACCAGTGTTTAGAATTCTGGTCTTATTGATCTTACCAATGTTATCAGACTGTGGAACGAGCAGAGCATTTTCACCACTGCTGGTTGGGAATGTAACAAACTTTGGAAGAGACTTGTAGTTGTATCCAGAGAAGATAGTCTTGAGTTTGCTAACTCCACCAGTCGCAGTGCTTGAATTTGTTGAGTACTCTAAGGTATCGTGCTCACTCTGGAAGAGTTCGTTTCTCTCTGGTGCTTTATTCAGAGCAACAACAAACGTGGTTGAACCGACACTAGCAACAGTATAAGAACCATTATATCCACTATCAACGAAAGAAATTTCAGAATTGTTCTTGACTTCCTTGTCGGAAGTGCTGATATATCCTGCGGTTTCTAGTGAATAATATAACTTAGTTGGTAGGTCATTGGTGTATGTTAAAGTCAGAGCAGCATTCTGGGATACGCCAATAGTACCAACACCAGATACATTGAATGTGGATGTATTGCCTAGGGAGATAAACTCATTATTAAACTCTTTATCGTGGAAGAGTTTGAGTTCTTTTCCAACCAGTGAGGTATGTGAAAGATCAAATACCAGGTTAGTATTCTTAATAACAGGGATAGATGGGTTTATCAGACTTATTGTCTGGTCTGTTCCACCAATACCTGTGATATTTTTGGTTGTTGGATACTGTAAAGTTGTATCGTATATTGTATCCGCAAGTTTGATCGTAGTATCATCTACCTTGTAAATGAAGTATGAACCAGTAGTCAGACCAGATGCTACCTCATCGGCATCGTAGAATA